GGAGTTGTTCTTTATGAACGTAAAGACTTAGTTCTGAACTTGATCTAATCAGAACGGTTTGTGGCACCCTTCGGGAGAAAGCGAACCTACATGATCATTTGATAATGAAAATGAAGGTACAGACATTAAAATCCATATTTCTAGTGAACTTTCGTGCACTATATTTTACAGATCAAAATGTTGTCAAGTCAGCTAATAGCATAGTTGAGAATTTCTCTCACCTTGCAAAAGTGAGAGGTCTCAAAAGTGCCATTAAGATTCATAAAGAGTGTGAAAGACATGTTAAAATGTCCTTACTCTCACAAGAATCCAATTTCAACCAAACAGAATGTTGGATGAAGTTAGATTCTTACGGATTTCCTAAGTTCATTAAGCTTAAGAAATCTAGAATGAATCACTCAGAGTATATGAGAGCAATGTTAACTGCTCTCGCATACTACCGGTTGTTTACACTACCGGTGGATGATGATCTTAGTAAAATCACCACACCTGGGCCTGACGTGTCGGAGCAAGTACTTCAAGAAATTGAAGTATTTGCTGATAAATTCTATAAGAAGAGAGGAATAATTCCTTTTACTCCTGTAGAATCTACCTTTCCCGCATATGCAACAACCAAAGCTGGGGCCAATGGGCCTTCAGCGATGGGGTTAACATCTTTGAAAGATATTCTGGCTTTAGAGAGGGATAATCTCCTAACAAAGATTATCGATTTCTCTTCCAAAGTATATACAACTACATCTAAAGATGTATTTGTAGATATAATTGAAAGGACTATCGCCATTGCCAAAAGCCTTCCAGATCTCAATCTGGAAAGTCTTAAAACCGGCCGACTGCATTTGCTTGCAGAAGGTGGAGGAAAGACTAGGGTAATTTGTATACCCGACATTTGGACGCAATCCGTCCTTAAACCTATTCATCAGTATTTAATGAATAAGGTTTTAGCTCGGATGCCATGTGACGGTTCCTTCGGACATGATGTCTTAGGGAATAAGGTAAAGAATTTTACCAAACGTCAGGGACTTTTCTGTTTTGACCTTACGGCCGCAACAGATAGGTTCCCACTCTCAATCCAAATAGCGGCTCTTAAACCGTTACTCGGAGACAGAGTACATGAATGGTCTCAACTAATGACAAATAGAACATTTGCCTTTAGAGGAAAGCCAATAAACTACACAGTAGGTCAGCCCATGGGGTTATTAACCTCATGGGCTGCCTTTAGTGTAACTCACCATGTCATCATTAACATGTGCAAAAAGGATAAATCCTTTTATGCCATGATTGGTGATGATATTGGAATATCTTCAAAGGAAGGTGCTAAGAGGTATCGGACGTTTATGAGTGATATAGGGGTTAGTATAAATGACATGAAGTCACTTATCCCGAAACCATTCACAAATGTAGCAGAAATTGCTAAAAGGCAATTTACTGGAGGGATTGAGATTTCCCCCATACCTCCTAGAGTACTCGTAGAATCTACAAAAGGGACCGAAGGTCTCCTAGAGTTTCTACAAGTACTTGCAACCAGAACTGGTAAGTTCAGAGATATATCTGAGCTTGAAAAGAAAGGTATTAAGAGAATTGTTCATCTGAACAAAGATCTCAAAACTGATCTTTTCCAGGTTACACTAACGTGTCCACTTATCAAGTACAACCCTTTTGGGGACTACTTGCACCTTTTGGCTCCCGATGAAATCGGGGTAACCGCAAGGTGGAACACATCCTTTCCCGTTCAGACGTATCAGAACGAATTGGAGAGTTACCTCATAGAGATAGCTGTTAGTGCAATTAATCGTAACCCACTGACTTTAGAGTCATTGGGTATGACTAAGGCGCCCAGAACCAGTGATAACCAGTCTTCCCCACTTATTACGAGTTACCTCGATATAAGGAGAGAAGAACTTAAGTGTCTTCTCAGGGAAACCCAATCGTATCAAGGGTCTGATGACTGGGACGATGATCATGTCACGTCTCCAGAATCAGTCTTTAATACGATAGTGACTGGTCCTGATCCAACATCTCCAAAAGATTTTATGGAGAAAAGAAGAATCAGGCGGAAGCAAACCATAGATTTGTTATACAAATGCTATAGTCGCTCGAGGTTTGCAAGACTACCAATGAAGTAATCTTGTATACTTGAGCTATGCTTGAGTACACTAGCAGTCAACTCCAAGGTG